TTAAATTGACAGCACCTGCTGAACCATTATTAATTTGTATTTGTTTAACTAATATAGTTGCATCAGAAGGGGCTGTGAAAACACTGGTAGTCCCTGTTGTTGTTAAATTTAAACCTTGGTTTTTATATCTAATTGTCATGATAAAAAGAAAGTAAAAGTATCTTGTTCATTTTTTAATTCTTGTTGATACGAAGTGTTTAGCTTATCTTGCATCGTTCGTAAAGACTGAGTTACCTGTCTTTGGTTTTCTTCAGTATAAAGAGGTGTTGGCTCAGGAATTACGATATCTACTCTAGCCATTAAAAATCATCTCCTCTTCCTCGTTCTTGTCCTCCACCGTATCCTCCTGAAGATTTAGAACCAGACGTTGAAGAAGACGATGAAGAACCTCCACCTCCACCTCTATCGCCACCACCCATAGCTATATCTCTAGCTGAGGGTTGCATGTTTGTAATATTTACGGGAAGAATTCTAATACCTCCTTGCTGATCCTTAGCAGCCTCTCTTAATATTCTTTTGTTTACATTATCTCTACCAAAAATATTTGTTAAAGCGCCTATACCTAAAACTGGTAAAGCTGCTGCAGCAAAATTACCGAGTAATGGTGTTGCAATAGATGGCAAGGACTCTATACCCACCTTTTGTGCTATGGTACTAATTAATTTATTTCTTGCGGCATTCATCGCTGCTTTTTTAAATAAATCTATATTCGTATTGTTTCCTTCAGGCATAAAATTTTGATCTATGCTTGAATTGTTTTCTTGTGATATAAAATTTGTGTCTAAATTTGGTAATGATAAAGGGGCAATACCCTCATTTTGATAATTAGTAAAACCAGGTGTATTTTGTATTTCGTTTATTCTTTGTTGAATTTGTAACTCTATTGGATCCATTATCCCCTCATTCCATCTAATTGTACGTCAGCTCTGAAAGTTCCAAATCTCCAGTTTTGATCTGTTGATGTATTTGCAATCTTTAAACTAGCAAATCTACCTCTAGCTCTAGTATCAACTTTTTGAGTTGTTTTGGTGACTGTGAATGGGCCAAGTGGAGACGATGCTTCAGTATCACTTGGAAAGTCTCTTAACAAAATAGTCACCTGCGCATCACCTTCTATAGTTTTAAAATCAGGAACAAATCTTCTCATGCTCATAAAAAATTCACCATTTGAGCCATCAGGATTTAAACTAAAGTCGCCTGATTCTATAAAAGCTGGTATTGCTGTTTTATTTCCTGCTGAATCTACTTGGTTGAATCCAGTTTCATGAGCATAGTAAATTGTCGACCCATTAATATTTGTAACTCCTTGCACTGTTGGAAAAGTTGGTAGGCCAGTAGCGTTAAATTCTGTTGCGTAAGGCACAGCATATAAAGTTGCATCTACCCAAGTTGTTCTTGCTAAAGATCCTGTTACCCAAGTGTTACTTTGATAATTATAGGTAACATTTCTATCAACAACATCAGATCCACTTTTCGGATAAAACCAAGTTATTTCTTCGTATAAATGATTAAGACCTACAAAAACTTGTTCACCAGCTTGAAAGTTAATACCTAAATTATTTCCATTTTTTGTTGTAAAAACAAAATCTTCTACTTGACATGGTAATCTTTTTACTGTTCCATCATAAACAAAAAATCCACCTGACTCACCCATCCAATAAACTACACCATTGACATATTTAATAGAGTGTTGCCCAATAGGACCACAGTTAGAACCTACCTGCCTAATTGAAAAAGTAAAAGGTGGTCCAACAAATTGAATTACGTATGCAGAGTTGTCCGTTAATACAAGAGTGTAGTCCTTACCTTTAACAGCTCCAACTATTTTTGTGCCAGAATCTAACCTAAAAGTACCCGCAGTATTTACAGAGGTGGGTGTGTAATCTGTTATATCTTCTTGATCAGAAAATCTTATAAACATTTTATCTTGTGTCCCTGAAGAACCAATAGTGGTTTCTGTTCCCATATGAAATAAATGTCTGTCTCTATCAGACACTAAAGTAAGAACAGATGCAGTTGGAGCACCTGAAACCACTGCAGCCCTTGTTGTTAAAGCATTAGGATTCGAATTAATTGGATTCCATGAAAAGGTCTTACCATTTTTAATAGTAGCTATTAACTGTTCACCAAAATTGTCTAAAGACCAAGAAGCAGGATCTAATACAACAGAACTAGTTATAGATGCATCGCCCCAAGCTGTAAAAAATTCTACGGAGGATCCATCAGCATGAGCAGCTCTAGTGCCTGCTACGTTTCTTGTTATGCCTGTTAAATCATTTCCAGAAATTCCTGTGTATGAAATAAATTCAGCATCAACTTTGATAGTGCCTGATGTCGGAAATCCTGTAACTCCAGATAGTGTAATAGAGGTTCCTGAGCCTCCAGTTCCGTTATTATCGTCTTGTAGTGCACCGTTGAGGGTGCTAACAACGCCACTTGCTCCTCCCCACGAAGATGTACCCCATCCATAACCAGAGCTTTGATTGATAGGACCTACTTTAACATAGGGATTTATTGTGGCAGATCCACTTGCACTCACTGACGTTCCAGCATTTGAGGCCATAGTAATAGTAAAACTGTCTACCAATGCTGTCACCACTTGAAAAGTATTTGTTGTAAAATCTGAGGCTACGTATCCAGCGCCTGATGGAGGTGTAACCGAAGTAAATGTGAATAAATCACCTTCAGCTAATCCATGAGAAATTTTATTTACTGTTACTGTTGCTGACGTGTTAGTTGTAGTAAAAGTACAACCTGTTATTGCTGTATCTAATGGAGTAATATCATAAAACGCACCCTCATAATAAATAACTAAAATTTTATTGGTGCCTATAGCTGCGTATCTTCTTCCATTTAAATCCGCCCAAATAAATTGCGCTCTTGCTGCACCTATTAATTTAGATGATAAAATTTCTGTCCAACCACCAATTTTTTCTGGTAGGCCATATCTAAATCTAACAAAATCACCATCAGTCCACTTACCTTCCGCACCGGTTTGTGTGACTTGTTTGTTAAATCCTGGGGCTATATTTACTCGTGTTAAAGGCATGCTTTATTATATCACTTTAACTAAGAGGTCTCTATATCATCCCCTTCAAAGGACTGTAGTTGTTTGGTTTTTTTATCAAATTTTTGATGAAAATCCGCTACAATTTTTAATAAATTATTTGAAAAATGTTTTAAATCACTAGCTTTTAATGTAAATTTACCTTTTTCTCTTATTATTGTTTTTTCATCATCTGTAAAAATAATTTCAGCCGACCCATTATTATAGTGTTTTATAATCATTGTTTATTCATACCAAACATTTTTCTTTTGTCCATATGCCATTCTTTATTTGGTCCTATTTTATCAACATAATGTAAAAAAGCTTGCATATGATAATCTCCCTTAAACTCATCTCGTTTATGAATAAATTCACAGCCTTTATATATTAGCGCCTCCCCCCTTTTTAATAAGAAAAAATTATCATTGACAATAATAGGCCATTCAGTTTTATCAGAATCAATCATAACTGTAACACTATACTCACAGGATGGACGATCTTTGTGAGCAGGTAAATCAGCAAATTTTGTGTAACATCTCCAATACGAATAAGTTGGCAAAAGCTTTAAATTTGTTTCTTTTTCCATCAAATTTAATTTATTTAACATTAGGCTTTCCATTACAGGATCTCCATAAAAACTAGAATCACAATTTGAATTAGGCCCAATTTCTTCAAAATTTGTAAAATTTGTACTATGTTTAATTTTACAGTAAGAAGTTAATAAATTTAATTCATCTACAGATAAAAAGTTTTCAATTTTTTTATATTTAAAATTTGTCATAAAATCCAAGTTACCACAGAATATCTTATACCTTTTGTAACTGTAGTTACACGATGAGGAAATAAAAAATTACTGGGCCAAACGATAAATCTATTGGGTTTTTTTTCTATGACAAAATCCTTATCATCTAAATTAAAGATAAGCTCTCCCCCTTCATAGTCATTATTTAAAAAAAATATGCCGCTTAATGTTCTAGGCGCAGCACTAAAATGATCTGTATGTTCAATATAAAAACCACCTTGCTCATATTTTAAAATTTCTACTGTCTCTAATTTTTCAATAGAAAAATTTTTGTAATCACGGCTATAATTTAAAAAAGATTGAGAAAATTTATGTGCTAAATAATTATGCCAATGAACATTACTCAAAGAATTTGATGTCATACATAAAGTTTTAGAGAAAGTGTTTCTTATATTTTTATTCACTTTATTGAACTTACTAACACCAGCATCGCTAAATTCAAGACCATTTACATATTTTATAAAAACACTTAAAGTTTTATAATCTATGAAATTATCATATATTTTTATGTACTTTTTTATTTCCAAGTTTTTTTACTCCAAAATCTTTTTTTATAATTATGTAATACTTTCAAACCATAAAATATTTTTTTTTGATTAAATTTGTCAGTATTTTGACCAATTATTTTCATTTTCCAAGATTCTCTTCTAAAAGGAATTACTTGTACGTAAGGTGTCCCTTTTTCAATTATTGTTTTCAAGGTTTTATATTTGTCACCATTAATTATTATTGGAAAATTTACTTCTCGTGGAAACTGATCGGTATCTACTATACCTGGTATTATAGAAAATCTATCATCGGTATTATTTAAGGGTGGGAGAAATAAACATGAATAACCGGGAGGTGTCTTAATAATCCAAGGATTCATTATTTTATATATATTTAAATTTTTATTTTTTTTAACATAAGGGGACCCTTTTATTTGTGAGTGACCATGGATATCCGGTTTTTGAGAGTTTAAGTTAATTCCTTTAGCCTTAATAATATCATCAAATAAACTACCAGTTGCATAAAAAGAATCCATTGTTTTAAGTTCTTCGTTCCAAACATTATGCTCTAGTTGAAAATCTTGTGCTATTTTTAAAAGATATCCTGTAGTTAAAGTATCTAGAAAAGGCATACAACCTTTAATAGTCATTTGTTCTCCTATAAAGTTTCCATGCTCTAGTTTTTTATACCATTCAGGTATATTCAGTTTAATAGGACTAGGATAATCTTCATTTAAATCTACATAATTTTGATGAGATATAAATTTTATTTCTTTATCAAACATTTTTTCTACCTATTAAATATATTGTAAGTTTTGTTTTTACAAGTAGTATATAAATTATTTGATGATAAAAGTAATAGATAATTTCCTTACAAAATCATACCACAAAGAATTATTAGGAATAATGACTAGTGACCACTTTAGTTGGTATTTTAACCAAAATATTTCTAAAAATCAAAAAAATGTAATTTCTCGTTTAGACGAATATGGCTTTACTCATATTTTTTGGGACGAAAATGGTATGAGAGATACTAAAACATCCATACTATGGAAACCTGGTTTATATCAAATTATGGACGCTGTGAATTTAAATTTTATTTTAAGATCGAGAGGTGATATGACCATGTACTCACATAAAGAATTTGTGCATGACCCACATGTTGATTATTACTTTAAAAATATATCAGCAGTTTATTATGTCAATAATAGTGATGGTGATACAATTTTTTATAATCAAAGACAATTTAATAAAAATGAACCAATGCCAAAAAAATTAGAAATAACAAACAAAGTATCTCCTAAAGCAAATAGACTAGTATTTTTTGATGGAAATATTATACACACAGGTATGTCGCCAAATAAACATAAAAATAGAATTATAATAAATTCTAATTTTAAATTATAAGATAATAATTAATTTAAAGTAGTTCAAAAACATTGTAAGCTGTTTGACCCTGGTTCATAACATACTCTACCAACGTAATATTTAGTGGATTACCCTCAGCCATTATAGAAGTTGAGTCTAGTGATCTTAAATAAGTATCAAAATCTTTAACAGATGACCACATGGGTTTATTTACATTTCTTTTATCTACTAACCATTTGTCTGTGTGATTAAGATAATAATTAATATGTTTATTCAAATCATCTACATCTATAATTGGATCGGGAGTTATTGAATTCCAAACTACATTTGTTCCATCACAAGATACAAATTCTACTAATCCTTTTTTAAAATTTAAAAAATCTGTATCATTAATTTGAACTAAACTCATGTGTTCATTATGAAAACTTTTATTTTCATTCAATATAGTTTCATTTTCAGCTATTCTATGAATTTCTGTAAATTTATCTTTATCAAAAATTAAATATGCCATTTCTTTAGACTCCTGTATTTTCAAAAATTGCTATTGAACCCGGATTTCCACCTGATCCAGGATTACCATTATTTTCTCTTGGGCTTTGACCACCGCCTCCGCCGCTATTTTCAAAATCATTTAAAATAGTTATATTAATTCCAGATATGAGATTTCCTTGCGGGCTGGAACCAGAGCCTGTGCTTCCAGTTGATCCAGGGTTATTTTGAGCACCGCCGCCGCCTCCGCCGCCGCCGTTAACTGATCCAACATCGGTTAAAGAGGTTGCTGACCCAGAACCTCCACCTGGTGCATTAGGACTATTTGTGCCGCTACCGGCATTTCCACCGCCACCAATTGTAAACGATTTTGAAAAAGGTGCAGAAATTGGAAAACTAAATGCAGCGAAACCACCAGGTCCTCCCGGACCGCCATTCCCATTATTGTTAACTCCTGTTGAGCCACCGCCACCACCTGTTCCGCCTGACATGTAAGCTAAACCTGAGTTAGCACTATTGGAAGCAGTAAAAGTACCTGGTGAGTTAGTAATAGTAACTGGAACAAAACCGCCTGCGCCTGCTGATCCTGAAGAGGCAGCTGTAATTCTTCCTTGTGCGTCTACTGTAATTGATGCTGAAGTAAA